ACCTCACGCACCCTGTATCCGGTATCGTTGGATCCGCAATCGCGTTCATGTCAACTTTGCCAGAGGATCTCGACATGGGCATCAAACTCATCTCGACTTTTCTCGGCTTGATTATTGCCGTCCTGTCTGCTATTACCGCTATTGAAAACTTCCGTAATCGAAAGAAATGATTAACTACATCCTAGAAAACAAAGAAGAACTTTTCGGAGTTGTCACCGCCATCATTGCAGCCGCGTCAGCTATTGCCGCCCTTACCCCCACACCGAAGGATGATACCATTATCGGTAAGGCTTATAAGGTGATCGACTGGCTCGCTCTCAACGTGTTTAACGCGAAGAAGTGATCAAGCTGCTCACCGAGCTGATCAAAGCATACGTTGCTATGCTTAACTGGAAAAGAAGACGCTACATTTATGAACTGGAAGACCAAATCGACGATCTCGCTGCTGACGGTTCTCCTACTGCCAAGCTGCGGATCGAGCGTCTTTCAAAACGACTCCGATTTGAACAGAAGCTCGCTCTACGATCCTCCGACAATAACTCTGGTTGACGGGCAGGTCTACCATTTTAAGGAAGGCCAGTTGGAAGGCAGAGGCCAGAAATTCCACAGTGACTACAGCTACCGTCGTGCAATCATCATAGGGAAATGAGTAGACTACTAGATAAGATACTTGAGCTAATCGCTACCTTCAAAGCATCGCGAAAGGCCGCAAAACGTAAACCGAAGAAGATCGGGAAGGTCGCTATCTGCATTGGACACAGCCGTATCGGTGACAAAGGCGCACGGTCGGTTGGCGGGATCAGCGAGTGGATCTACAACTCAGAGGTCGCTACTCTACTTGCGAAACAGCTCAAGCAACGCGGCATTGCTTCCGCCATTATCGACGACTATCCATGTGAGTCCTACAGCGGCGCGATGAGCTGGTTGTCCAAAGAGGTTGACAAAATCAACGCAGACGTAGCCATCGAGCTACACTTTAACAGTTTCTCATCGTCTTCGGCGGAAGGCTACGAATACCTTTACTACGCACACAGCGCGGAAGGTAAGAGACTGGCCCTTTGCATCCATAAGGCGCACCAATCTAAGTCCGTTGCTCAGAAAGATCGCGGGGCGAAACCGATTGAGCGTAAGGATCGTGGCGGACATTTTGTGACAATGGTAAAACCACCCGCTGTTATCTGCGAACCTTTCTTCGGCAGCAGCCCGAAAGAGTGGGTATTGCTCGGTCAGAAACCCGCAGTTGTCGCGGATATCTACGCGACTGGAATCTTCAATTACTTTAAATAATGAGAAACTACCGCAAAGAATACGACGAATACCACAAGAAGCCGGAGCAGAAAAAGAATCGGGCTAGTCGGAATGGTGCGCGTCGCCGCATGCGGAAGATCTTAGGTAAGAAAGCCATCGATGGCAAAGACATCGACCACAAGGACGGTAACCCGAAGAACAACTCCAGAAAAAACCTACGAGTCCTAAGCAAGAGCGCGAACAGATCGAAGAAGTGAAAGCACTAAAGTCAGTCATGGTCGCTGGTCAGCGAATCAAAATTAAAACGACTGAACTTGATGATTCTTACGGACAATACGTTCACGACAGACGGACTATTTACCTAAACATAAACCTACCGGAAAAAGAAATACTGCCTACCTCCTTCCACATCGCCGGAATATCTTTCTGCGAGAACTTCGAGGAAGAAGCGTGTGTTCGTTGCATTGATGAAGTCTTCTTTCCGGCCTACGAACGAATCCTTAAACGCTTAAAATAATGCCAAACCAAACATTAGTCCGCCCCAACAAGAGGCCCTACAGCTTCGATAAAGTCGCTGAAGAGCTGATGGTGAAAGAAGGTTTCGTTGAGAAGCCTTACAGAGACTCTAAAGGTCTGTGGACAATCGGATACGGAAAACTTATCGGTGACGGTAGTGACGAGTCTTACATGAAGTCCCCTTACTATACCGGAAAGATCACGATGGGGAGAAGCGGCATTGCTAAAGAAGCCGACCTTTCTGGAAAGTCTATTAGTAAAGAGGCGGCCAGAGACATGATGATGCAGTCAATCAGCGAGAAGGCTGAACTGGCAACCAAAGAAGGTATGTTGGGTGATAAGTTCTTCGACCTTTCTCCAGAGCTTCAAGACGCTGCGCTGTCGTCCGTGTATCGTGGCGGTCTATCCGGCTCTCCGAAAACGCTTCAGAACATTCGGGAAGGTAAGTTCGCTGAAGCTGCTAAAGAGTTTCTTGATAACGAAGAATACAGGGAGGCTAAAGAATCCGGTTCTGGCGTCGCCTCTAGAATGGAGGGTCTCGCTAACCTTCTGAAAGAGGAGGCCAAGAAGAAAGCATCGTTCGCAGAGCGGGTAGAGCAGAGGATGGCAGAATGAAAAAGAAAGCAAAGTCACGAGTAAACGAGGCAGGCAACTACACAAAGCCTTCGCTCCGTAAGCGTTTATTTAACTCAATTAAAGCCGGAACTAAAGGCGGCAAGGCTGGCCAATGGTCAGCACGAAAAGCACAACTACTCGCAGCGCGATATAAAGAGGCCGGAGGAGGCTACAGAGACTAATGAAAGACTTCAAACCACACATGATGTATGACAAGAGCGGCAAAGGCTACAAGGCTAATACCTACGAGCAGCACCTTGCCATGAAGAAGAAAGGCTACGGACACACGAAGCCAACAACAAAGAAGCGGGTGAATAAGATCATCCGCAAAAAATCTAAACCTCAATCTCGTTACTAACTTTTTAAGATTATGGACCCACAAGAAAAAACTTTTGAACAGGCTGTAGAGTCTTCTATTACAGCTAAAAGCAAAGAGGAGAAAGAAAAGGACGCCCTAGAAGCTATGAAAAGTTGGTATAAGGACGTAGTAGATATTTTTGGTAATGCTGGTGCGATCGGATTGTCTACATGGGCTAATGGTAAAGGAAAAATCGGTTTATCTTTTAAAATGGAAGGGGATACACCTCTGACTGAATTCACGCAATCTGGCAAACTAGATATGTTGGGGAAAACTATCGATAACCCGAATTCGTTGAAGCACCTAAAAAGCTATATTCTATCCCTTGACGCTAAAAAGCCTAAAGAAGGGTCACCAGCTACTGAACCACTGAAATTACCAGCTGCTAAATAAATTAGTAACTAATGCCTAAGAAAGCTTCACAGAGATCACTCGACAACTGGACCCGCGAGAAGTGGGGGACCAAGTCCGGTAAGCCGTCTTTGAAGACAGGCGAGCGGTATTTGCCGAAGGCTGCGCGTGAAGCTTTGACTGACGAAGAATACGCACGCACCAGCCGCAAGAAGCGCGAAGGCATGCGTGCTGGCAAACAATTCGTCAAGCAGCCAAAAAAGATCGCGGAAAAGACCGCTAAGTATCGGTCTAAGAAGCGTCTCCTAAAATCAGCGCGTAAGCGCAAATCATGAATCGATTCATAATATACAAACCTACGCCGGAAGACGTTGCTGAGGCATTCCGGCGTTCTAAAAAGCTAAAAACCCTCCCCACTTCCTTCACAAAGGGTCAGGGCAACATGACAGGATTCTTAGGAGAGGTCGCGTTCGAGAACACTTTCAAGCAGTTCGATTACGTTGGAGATAACTCGTTCACCCACGATTACGTTTACAAAGGTCTCAAGGTAGATGTCAAAGCAAAGAGTTGCACGTCGAGACCTCTACTCAAATACAACGCCTCTGTTGTGAAGACGAAGTATAGTAAGTTCGAGGCGGACGTTTACTTCTTCATGCGGGTCCACGACAATTATCGAAAGGTCTGGCTCTGCGGGTGGTCCCCAAAGAAGTCCGTCATCACCAAGAAATGGTTCAACAAGAAAGGTGAAGTAGATGAAGACGGATTCCGATTCAAGTCCGACGGGTATAATATACCGATAATTAAGACTAGGAGGCCAGATTCATTTCAACCGTTCGTTGTCAGGCGGTAGCTCTTCATCCGGTTTCTGCGGCTTGAAGTAATGGATATGACCAGTCTTATCGAAGACTGGCCTTATCCCGTTAGGAGCAACTAGCTCCACGAATTCGCACAGGGGTGCGTCCATGTATATG